ACTGGCGACTGGATGTATCCTATTAGTGGTACTAGCATGGCGAGTCCACAAGTTGCTGGTATCATCGCATGTGCTGCTACTGGAAAGAATAGATTTACTCAAGAAGATGCTTTTGGTGTTATTGAAAGAGGTCATCAAGAAAACTTAATGACTTTTGACACAGGTATTGGGGGTGGATCTATTGCTCTTACATATGATGTGACTGTTACAGCACCAAGTTCTGCTTACTATACTCTTAACGGTCAAACTAGAGACGGAACTATTAGTGGTAACGATATTACTGTTAGGATTTTCGTAGGTGATACAATTAACTTTAATTTGAGTGGAGTTGGTAGTATTCACCCATTCAAAGTGAGACAGTCTCCTGGCGGAGCGGATGTAAACAATCCTACTATTCCTAACAATGGAGCTACGGGAACAACAACTGTTGCTTGGACTCCTGCAGCAGCAGGAACTTACTACTATCAATGTAGTGTTCATGCTAGTATGCTTGGTATTATTCAGGTAGATGATTTCTCTACTCCACCACCAGGATCATTTGCTGATGATTCATGTGCAGCAGGCACATTAAATAATACTATTGAGTATAAATTTACTAGGTGGCAGGGCACAGGTGACTGGTCAGGTGGTGGTATCGCTGGAGTAGCTGATGATTTTAAGGGTAGAAGAAAACTAAATCAAAACTCATTAGCATACCCACGTAGGAACACTTTATTCCAACCTGCGGTTGGACCTTAAAGGATAATACATAAATAAACCTGAGCACTAGTATTTGTTGGTAGTTAAATGGCTGACCGCTTTCCGTTAATTGTAAATCCAGTTTCACAAAAGATTGAAGAACTGATTTCTGGAGATAATTTAGACCTTACAGGTAACAATTTTGTTATCAGTGGAGACGCTGGTAGCGGTAAATATCTGACGAGTGATGGAACGTCAGTTTTCTGGGGAACGCCAGGTAACGTATACCTTACACAAACACAAACTCTCACAAATAAATCACTTGAAGGTTGTACTATTGTTGGTACGCTCAACACATTAACCAACATACCAAACAACTCATTAATTAACTCACAGATTACTGTAAACGGAACCGCTATTGCTCTAGGCGGAACAGTAACTACTCCAGACAACAATACTACTTACGCTATCTCTGCTCAAGATGGTTCTGGTGCTTCTCAAAAAATTATTAGATTAACATCTGGTGGTAACGCTGGTGCAGGTGTTGATGATGATGTTATTCTTGCAGTTGGAGTTCCTTCATCTGTTCCCGCTGGTAACAAAGCACTTAGTTTATTCCTTGATAGAAGTGGTGAGGCTATCACAATTTCTGGTTATCAAGAAGATGACAATACTGTAACTACACTACAATCTGCTACTGGTGGTACAGCACAGAGTGGTGATATTACTATTGCAGCTGCAGGATCCTCTATTATTTCTCAGGACGCAGCAACAAAAACAATTACAATTACGTCTAGTTATGTTGATACTATCACTAGACTGAGAGCAACTACTGGTCAGGTATTTGCTGATGCAGATTTTACTTTCTTAGCTACTGGTGCAAGTACAGTAGCTCAAGGTATTGATGGTAATGGTGATCCTACTATTACATATGATTCTACTGATACTATCACTAGACTCAAGGGTGGCGGCGCAGGATCATTCGTAACTGGTGACACAACAATTACTGGTGGTACAAATGTTACAGTATCACAAGCTGGTAACACTATCTCTGTTGCAAGTATAGACACAGATACTATTACCAAACTAGGTGCTAATAACGGAGTAGTTTCTTCTGGTGACTTCCAGTTCTCAGGTGCTGGAGCAACTAGTGTTAGCTCACAAACAGTTGCTGGTGTCACTACATTTACATTCACATCTGCTAACGACGATACAGGTGCTACGCTAACTGCTTCTGGTGGTGTAATTCTTTCTGGAGTAGATTTTAGAATTAAAAACTATAGTAATTTCAGTGGTAACACTGTAATGAAATGGGATGCAGGTAACCTACAGTTAACAGATACTTTAATTACTGACAATGGATCTACAGTCACAATTAATGGAGACTTAGTTGTTGAGGGAACTCAAACAATTCTGAACACTTCTACTTTACAAGTAGAAGATAATGATATTGAATTAAGAAAGGGTGTTAATCTTACTGGTGCTAATGGTGGCATCACTCTTAACAGAACATCTGATCCTTCAGGTAACATTACATCATATGTTTCTCTACAATGGAATGAGTCTTCTGGATACTGGAGATCGTGGGATGGTTCCGTAGAGAAAAGATTTGTTACTGAAGGTGAGACGCAAGTTCTAACTAACAAAACTCTTACAGCACCAACATTAACTGCACCTATTCTTGGAGCAGCTACAGCTACATCGATCAATGGACTTGAGATTGCTTCTACTGCATCTGCAACTTTAGATATTGCTACAAGTAAAACTCTGGATGTTGATAGAGATCTTGTTCTTACATCTGATAACAGTACCTCTTCTATTAGTGTAAACTTTAGACAGGGTGGTAACGTTGCATTTACATCAGATACTTTAGCATCGTTTGCATCAACAACATCCACACAGTTACGTGGTTTGATTACAGATACTACTGGTCTTGATAAGTTAGTATTCCAAACAAACCCAACAATCTTAACTGGTATTACGACAACATCACCTGGATTTAATTTATTGAATTCTGGTGTAACTAATTTAACCATGGCAGGTGCAGCTAGCATCATTACAATTGGTGCTGCTGGTGGTACAACAACATTCAATCAAAGTGTAACTGTAAACGAAGACCTGACAGTAGGTGGTGCTTCAACTGATAATCTTTTATGTAATGCACAGTTTAACTCTGAAAATGCTGACCTGTTAATCAGAGGAACTGGTACTGATCCAATGAGAGTTGGACGTGGTGGTAGTGCTGTCAATACAAACACTGCAATGGGTGTAAGAACACTCAACAGCGTTACTTCTGGATCTCAAAATACTGGTTATGGATATGAAACATTATTCACAACAAATTCAGGTGCATCCAATACAGCTTTTGGACACAGGGTTTTAAGAGCAAATGGTATCGGCGCAAACAATATTGGACTGGGTAAAGATGTACTACTGGTCAATACTGCTGGAAGTAAGAACATAGGTATTGGTAACAATGCATTAGAGCAAAACGTTGATGGAAATCACAACGTCTGTATTGGACACTATGCTGGTTTCGATGTTTTTGGTGACGGTAACGTTCTTATTGGTCCTGCATACAATGAAAACTCTGGTGATGTAACATTCCGTCCACCTAATATTAGTGGAGACAACCAACTTGTTATTGGTTCAGGTGGTCAAGCATGGGTCAGAGGTGATTCAAACTTTGATGTTACTTTCAATAATGATGTTACTGTTGACGTTGATCTAACAGTTAAAGGTAATTTGAATGTTCTAGGACAACAGACAATTACTCAATCTAATATTGTAAGAATTGCTGATAAAAATATTGAACTTGCATACGTTGTAAGTAGACAGTTTGTAGCTACTGCTGTTACTGGCACTGCAAACATTACTGCAATCAACCCCACTGCAGGTTTGATTCCTGGCATGGAAGTTACAACTTCTACAAATGGATTTACAGTTCCGCCAAACACAACAATTGTTTCTATCACTGCTAACGCTGCTGTTCTTTCTAACAACATCACTGGTAGTGGACAGATTACATTAACTGCCATTGGTCCTTCTGATGCTGCAGCTGTTGACGGTGGTATGATCGTTAAAGGCACCACTGACAAGTCGATTCTCTGGAAGGGAGCAGACGCTGGTGTCACATATAACACTTGGGTTTCTTCTGAACACTTTGATCTTGCTTCTGGAAAGTATTTCTCACTGAATGCAATTAAAATTGCAGATCCAAATACATCAACCATCGGACCTAATGCAGGAGCAGCAGCAGGACAGATTGATGTTGCTGGTGGAACTGCTGGATATACTTTAGGTAGTGCAACTACTGGTGCTGGTGCAACATCATTCAACTTTACTGGAACAGGTGAGGTTAAGCTACCAGTTGGTGCAACTGCAAATCGTGCTGGAGAGACTGGAAATACTGCAGCACTTGTTGGTATGCTGAGATATAATACTGAGACAAATAAATTTGAGGGATATTCTGGTGCTTCTCCTAATCAATCTTGGAGTGCTCTTGGTGGATCAGCAGCAGTATCCAGTGGACCACCAGCAACTCAAAGTGAAGGGGACCTTTGGTATGATACTGATGATGGTCGCCTCTTTATCTATTATAATGATGGATCTAGTTCTCAATGGGTTGACACTAATCCATATGGACTCCCAACTAATTTAGTTATTGAAGGAAATATTACACCAGCTACTGATGCTACCAGTGATCTTGGTTCAGCAACTAAGCGTTGGGCGAACATCTACTCTGCTGACCTTCAACTATCTAACGAGGGTGCTGCTAATGAAGTAGATGGAACCTGGGGTCAGTATACAATTCAAGAGGGTGAAGATGACCTGTTCCTAATCAATAGGAGGAGTGGTAAGAAGTATAAGTTTAACCTTACGGAGGTAAACTGATGCCTTTAATTACATCCGACTTTGAATTTAGTGATGACTACCCTACGATTGAACCATCACTAAGATTAGATTTTGCTAATGCCAGAGCACTTGATCCTCGTATTACATTTACGAGAGCATCTGTTGGCACTTATGTTGGTGCTAGTGGACTAATCAAAACTGCTGGTGTAAATGAACCACGCTTTGATCACGATCCAACAACTGGTGAGAGCTTAGGTCTATTGATTGAAGAGAGTCGAACTAATTTTTTTGAAAATAGTGAAACTGTTGGTGGAACAGCAACTGGAGATTTTTTTAGAGGAAAAGAAATCCATAATAAATCTGTCAACTTAAATCAATTTTACTTTGCTAGTGATTTTGCAAATTATAATGTTTCAGCAGGAGATAAGTATTATCTTACTGGATTCATAAGAGCTGGTAGTCAAACAGGAAATATTTTTATTAAATGGATTGATGGATTAAATGCTCCTGTCTCTGGTGTTAATAGTTTTACTTACACTCCAACAACCGATGGAGAATTTGTATCTTTTGAATTTACATTCTCCCAAGCAGTTTCCATTTCGATGAATTGTTCTATCACTGGAGGTTTTGGTGATGATGCTGACTTTGCAATTATGCAATTAGAAAAGGGTTCCTTCCCAACCTCCTACATCCCCACCAGCGGAAGCACAACGACTCGTGCCGCAGACACCGCAACTATTGAAGGAACAAACTTTAGCAGCTGGTATAACAAGAATGAAGGGACATTGGTATTATCTACAGACATTGGTGATCTTACTGCATCTAACCAAGTAGCAGTAGCATTTGAAGACACTTCAAACGTATCTGCTAGTTTTATTGCGATGGGATATAATGCTGGTGGCGGTGGATCTGGACATGTTGGTGCTTGGTATAACAGTAGCGGAATAACTTCAGCATTTAAAACTCATAATATTGGAGTAACAATTAACACAGAATTTAGACAATCTTTTGCGTATAAATTGGATGATTTTTCTTCTGTCGTTAATGGTGGTGCTCCATTAACAGATAATAGTGGAGGAATAACTACGCTCATTGATAGAGTAAGATTTGGAAATTATCATTATGGTGGTATGACCAGCGGACACATAAAACAATTCACTTACTATCCAAAGCGTCTCACCAACGCTCAACTTCAAACACTAACTCAATAAATACAAATGACAAGGAGCATAGTTTAGAATGCCAGTATTTACTTCTTCTATTGAAGTCACAGCAGATTATCCAACGATTAAACCATCGTTGAATCTGAACTTTGCTAGAGCTCGTGCTTTAGATCCTCGTATTACATTTACGAGAGCATCTGTTGGCACTTATGTTGGTCGTGATGGACGGATTAAAACTGCTGGTAATAATGAAGCACGCTTTGACCATGACCCAGTAACTTTAGAGAGTTTGGGACTGTTGATTGAAGAGAGTAGGACTAATATTGTTTATGGTGGTCCTGGTCAATCTAATTTAGTAGTAACTTCAGGACAAGCAAATTCTTTAACTGGTAGTAATGATGCTTATAAATTAGCAAAAAATACTCCTTCGTCTAACAGTCAGTCTCATGGTGGTTGGTCAATAAATGGTAATGTAAGTACGACCAGTTATATTATGAGTGTCTTTGTTAAAAAGATTAATCATTCAAAATTTTTCCTGCAAACTACTGTTGCTTCTGCTGATAATTTATATGTTTATGTTGATATAGACACTGGTGTTACTTCTCATACAGATTATACCGCATCAGGAAATTTAACAGTTACTACATCTATTGAAACATATACAGATGGATGGTATAGAATAATTTGTAGGGTTGAAGGATCTGCTACTAATACTATAAATTCTGGATTTAGATTTGGATTTGGTGATCCGACTAGTGGATCACAGCAATATGCAAATGGTGATGATGAAGTATTAGTATATGGAGCACAAATAGAAGATGGTAGTTTTGCTACTTCATACATTCCTTCTGTAGATTCGTCCTCATCTGTAACTAGACAAGCTGATTCACCATATATTGATGGTGAAAGTTTTGACGAATTTTATAATCAATCTGAGGGTACGATAGTTTCATCTCATAGTATTTTAGAAGGTATTTCTGCAACTCATAATCTTTATACTTATCAAGTAGCACCCGACTCTGGAACTGCAGAAGCACCTTTTAGATTGTTAGATAGAAATGGTGCATATGGAAATACACTTGTAGCTACATCAATTAATAGTAGTGCTAATGTATGTTTCTTTAAAGCATCTGGAGATCCAGTGACTGTCGCAAATACAAAAATGAAAGTTGCATTTGCGATTAAAAAAAATGATTTTGCTGTATCATTTAATGGAACAGCAACTCAAACTGACACTGCTGGTCTTGTATCTGGAGATAATGATCATCTTTCAATTGGATATTATAAACCATCTCCACAAGCATATCTGAATGGACATATTCAGAGGTTAACTTATTACCCCAAGCGTCTCACCAACGCTCAACTCCAACTACTTTCTTCTTAGAACAATGGCTACTAATATCGGAACAGGACCACAGGATATTCCACTCAACCAATTCCTTGGTGAGCAAGCTTTTCTAGACAAACCATCTAAAGTTCCTGCGTTTGTTGTTCAATTAAACAACGATAATGACCAAGGTGGTCAGAATTCTATAATCACGGACAACAGTAGTCCTGGTACTATTATCATACCAGAAGATGTAAAGTATGACAATTATGGTGCATACAGCACTGCAACAGGAGAGTACACAGCTCCTATTGGTGGACTATATTATTTTACTTTTACCTCTAACATGAGAACACAAGGTCTTTCAGGTTCTAATAGTGTAATTGTTAATCAGTATTATGTTAATGCGACAGAATATATTAGAGCGTATGAAACTTATGGTAACGGTCAAAGTTGGAGACATAAAACTTTTACTGCATTAATTCCTTTGGTTGCTGGAGATAAAGTTACTTTTAGATCTTACAATAATGGCGGTAATCATTATTTTGATAGTGATGGAAAGTATACTCAATATAGTGGAATGTTAGTATCATATTGATTGGATAAATACATCAGGGTATCTCTAATCTAAACTCAAATGGCAATCAATTTTCCCACTAGTCCCAGTACAAATGATACTTTTACTGCAGGGTCTATCACATACAAATGGGATGGAGCTAAGTGGATTGGACTGGGTGTTACTCCTACTGATAAATTAATTGAGGGTAGTAATAAGTTAGAGATTGATGGTAGTAATAATCTAGTTTGGACTGGTGGTGATGCTAAGTTTGGTGGATCCTTGGAAGTTGGTGCCAACATAGATCTAACGGATTCCACAGTTGATCTTTACTCTCAAACAACAAACGCAGCATCGAAAACTTTCCAACTGTTTTCTGATATAGGCGGTACAAAAACAGAGAAATTATCCATTACAGCAAACGGTGCCGCCACTCTTGGTGGTGTTTGTAAGGTTGACCGTACTGTATCGGGCGATGGTTGCTTCCACGCCGCATTAAATGGGACAGTAAAAGCTTCTATCACATCAGCAGGCAGCGCCACGTTTCTTGGTGATGTTGGCATTGGAAGTAGTGCTAGTCCTAGAACTGAATTGGATTTATTTGATGGACAACTATCATTTAGTCATAGAACAGATTATTCAATAAGATTTTATAATGGTACTGGTAATAACTGGTCTGCAATACTTAATCCTAGCATTAATGATGGAACTAACGCTTCTGCGCTATCATTTAAGGTAGCTACAGGTGAAGCACTTCGTATAGATACTGCTGGCGAAGTAACAAAACCAAGGCAACCAGCATTTATTGTTAGGTATTCTGTTAATGAAACCACTTGGAATGTAGCGACAGACGGTTGGACAAAAATTCCTTTTGACGAAGAAAATATGGATAGGGGTGGTAATTTTAATACTTCTACTAGTGAATTCACAGCACCAGTTGCTGGTACGTATCTGTTCGGAGCAGAATTACAATTAGAAGCTCCTAATGGAATTAGTAGCGGTTATCTTACAAGTGGATCTAATTGGATGTATATTACTTTCATAGTAAATGGTTCTACAACATTGGTTGAAAGTGAAGGTGGAACTAGAACTGATGCTAATTTCAATTCGATGTATAATTCATATAATCCCACTCACCTATTGCAATTAGCTGCTGGCGATACAGTTTGTATGTACCGCAATGGAAACTATTCTACTATTAAATTTAAAGGTGGTGGCGAATCTGTTTTCTGGGGATACTTGGTAGGATAAATAGAGCTGTTGTATTATGTGGGAGATATGTCAGAAGAAGTAAAGAAAGAAGAACCTAAAAAGAAAGGTATTCTTGGTAAACTGAAAGAAGCAGCAGACGATAAGGAAGAACAACTTGCAATTCTCTCTACCTTTGTCCGTCTTGGTATTCTTGTTTGGTCTGGTGGAATTCTTACTCTGGCGTATATTAAACTACCTCCTGCCTTGGGAATTCCTGAGCAGAAACTCGATCCAACTTTCATAGCTTCGGTCTTTACTGGAGTTTTAGCTACTTTTGGTGTGCAAGCAGCAAAGAAAGCAGGAGATGGTGGTGGTGGTAATGGTGGTGGTATCACTAAAGAACAGATGGAGAGACTGATTGAGAAGGCAGCACAAACTGCTCCTTCACAAACAATTAGAATCGAACAAGCACCTGTTAAGATTACGACCTCGGATAAAGATGACACTTACAAAATGTAATTACTATGCAAAAAATTATTAACGCAATCGCTATTCTCAGTGGTGTAGTATCACTCACAGTTGTGGGTGGTGGAACATATCTTTATATGAATAAAGATACACTGGTAGAAGATGCTAGAGGAAAAATTACAAAGGCAGTAACTGAAGCAGTTACAGGTTCACTTCCTGGTTTAGTTGGTGGTTCTATGCCAGAACTACCTAGTCAAACTGGTGGAGCTATTCCTGACATTGGTGGTTCTGC